CTCATAAATTGCAAACTTACTAATACTGTTATAGATGTAGTTTGTCTTTGGCTTTTTAAAGCAATCCTGCCTAGTCTTTGTGCCATAGTGTCTGTAACAGTAAATGGCAATTGTGTTTCCATTTGTTTTACATAGTTAGCTGTTGATTCCCCTGATGGAGTATCTGCGTTTAAGAATGTGGAGTCTTGATATACTTCAGCATCTGTTGCTGTAAATCCTTGTGAAGCATCAACATAAATAGGCTTAATTGAATTAAATAAATTACCAGCGTTTGGATTTGTAGAGACATTAACAGGGCTTATCAACTCATCATCTGTAATAGTCAAAGAAGGAGTTTGTGAAGCACCTGCAAAAACACAAAATTGACCATTAACATAAGACATCCTTCCAGCCATTGAGCTTAACAATCCTTCTATAATTCCTGCACCTGTACCACTAAAATTAGTAAACCCATTCGCTCTATATCTTTTTTCTGTAGTTGAGCCATCAGCTAAAGTTACATTTTGATCACAAATATTTGCTGCTGATGCGAATCCACCTGCGTTAGTTGTGTCGTTTAATTCTGCATTTTTTGCTTTTAGACCGTATTGAGTATTGCTTAGAAAATCTCTTACATGCAAAGCAGGGTTGCTAGTAAAAGCAGTAGAATTATTTCTAGGGTCAAAGCATTTTTTCCCTTTCACATTAAAAGAAACTGAAGGCATACCTCCACCAAACTTTTCTGCATCAAACACCATTTGTATATATACATAAGCAACACCCAAAAACTTATCACTAGTTCCCATTGAGTTTAATTGTGCATTCATAAAACCATCTACAGCAGTTTGACCTCCATCTTGAAATGAATATCTTAATAACCTGCCACTTCCAAAATCATTCTCGTTTTCAGTATTTGTATAATCAGCATCAGTACATGTATAAACAGTAGAACCACTTATTGTGCTTGAAGAAACACTTAAATTTTTATCATTTAATCTTATACTTTCTAAATCCTCTATTTCATGACCTGCTATAGCCACAACCATGTGTAATAAGAAATTATCTACACCTGATGTTTCCATGTGAACAAAAGTACCACCTACACGACACTGACCATAAATTAATTTTCTTGGTTCTATTGCACTTCTAGATGTAAATTTATTTCCAAAATTACCTGCTGTAGCATTTACACCTTTTGAAGTCATTTTCCCAATAACACCTGCTACTAAAGTAGTTGTAAATGTTAAAACAGCAGCTGACATTGCTACTGACAAGTCTCCTATTAAAAATGCAGTACTAGTAACTCCTAAAGTGCTATAAACAATAAATACTACAACTGCTGCAATTACTGCTGCTTTTATCTGTTTAGCCATTGATACGCCACACTTTTAATATATCAACATTAGATTTAACACCTATACAGTCATCTGTAGGAGTTAAAATATTCATTCCATCTGATATTCCTACTAACTCTGAAACTTCTTTATAGACTACTAGATCGCCTTTAGTCATATAGTTTTTATTGATCTCTGTAAGTTTTTTGCTTTTACAAGCCTTTTCTATGCTTTGTAGTAAAGTGCCACCATATTTTTTTATGGACTTCATTGCACTTTCTTCGTCTTTCCATTTAAGAGTTTTTGGGATTAAATCCTCACCTGTAATATCTTTTATTAGTGCGTTACTAAAAAGACAACAATCCCATGTACCCCATTCAAAAGACTTATTTTTGTTTGTATTAATAAATGAATCAAATGCTATTTCCCAATCTACTATTTTTCGCATTATCTTTCTCTATAGTATTTGTCTTGACCATTATCTCTTGAAGTTCCACCACCACCTGTTCCATAACCTTGTTGACCCCATTTTATTTCTTTATCTTGTAATGATGTAACCCTGTTAAATCCAGTATCACCTGAATGTAAAAAGTTTTGTGATTCTTTGGTGTATCTAAAATTACATGGTCTATCCAAATCAATTAATCTATTTTCAGCGTTAATAGTTATAGTTGACCCTGCTGGATTGTCCTGTATAGATAAGGTTGTCATTCTGCCTTTAAATAAAGTTAAAGTACCTGCAACCTCATTAGTACCACCCATAAGATAGCCTAAAAAAATTGTAACAAACCTATTTTGATAACTTTCTGTTAATGCATAATCAAGTACTGTAGAGTCCATACCACTTAGAGATATAACAACTCCATTTGATTTTAATTCTGTTCCTTCCTCAATACTGCTTATACTTAATAAACCACCTGCACCAGTGTATGATTCAGAATTTATTGTTAAAGAGTCTGTCCCTGACCAAAGCAATATATCATCACTGTCAAATTCAGCTTTCATTGCTAAGAACATGGCTTGTTCATCAGCACCAAGTCTATTAACTATAGACGAATCTATACCTTGCCTAGTAGCCATATTATATTACCTCAATGCAAGAAAAACTTATTCCATAGTTAGATATAGAATCAGCACCCCAACTTATTTCATTTGTAGTGAGTCGGAAATTTCCTTTAGGATTAGCGAAAACAACAAAGTGTCCACTTGCTAAGTCTGACCTTAATTTAGGTTGTGTTTTAACTGAATAGTTGTCTGTGCCACTAGTAGTAGTAAGCGTTGCGTCTTCAGTAACCATAACTAATTGAGCTGGAGTTCCTGTAGAGTTTGCTGCCGATTGTATACTTAGGTAATCTCCTTTCCTTATAGTGCCTGTAGCACTGTTAGAAGAAGCCACAAGCGATAATCCAGTAGCACCCTTAACATTGGTTCTGACCTTACAGCTTGATGTATTGTTTTCAGTGCTAAAGTCACCATCTGTGACAACAACTGTATTGCTAGTTTTAGTCGTGATTTTGTGTGTTCCATTATTATTTTCATTTACTGCTCCAGTTACAACTATAAAATCACCTACTATTGCGTTGGCAAAAGTAGAAGCATTGGCTGTTATTCTACCGTTAGTGTTAAAAGATAAAGTAACAGAAGCGTTATTTACTCTTATTTGTGAAGCTAAAGCAGTAGCATCATAAGTACCTCTGTTAGTCAAAGCGTCAGGGTCAGTGAATTTAAAAGTATTTACTGGACCATTAAGCTCTAATAAAAATGATTGCCAATTTAAAGCAACATCTCTTCGCATAGCTGGAAGGTTTACTTCTGCTACCCAATAAACACCATCATATTCTTGTGTCTTAGTTTTTCCAGTAAAAGGAGAAATAGTAGTACCAACGGTTCTTACTAAAGAAAAGTTGCTTCTAGAGAAATTAGGAGTATTCGGCATTGTTATTAATTTAGCCACCTTGCAACATTCTCCTATATGAGCCACCACGCATAGCAGCTTCTGCTACAGCACCTTTCGTTACATCAGCTATCTGTGGAAGCATTTTTTGAACTTCTGCTCTTACAGTAGGAACAATGCCTGTAGCAAAGTTTATAGATTGATTGATTATTGTAGTTCCACCACCACCCATAGCATTTTTACTGTTCATATTGTTCATAATAGAACCACCAGTATTAGGTACAAATATTTCAGCACCTCTTTCGCCTACCATAACAGGTTTTCCACCTTGAACTGAACCACCACCTGCCTTTTTTCTGTTACTAAATGTACTAAATGCTTGGTCACCTTCTAAGTTAAATACACTATTTAATATTTCATTAACAACTGCCATCTGTAAAAATATAGTAATTATTTGTGAAACAATACTTTTTGCCATATTCTTAAAACTATCTAAAGCGTTTTCACCTGCTAGAAGAGAATTAACAAAATCTCCAGTAAACGCTGTAGCTGAATTTGTAATTGCTGTCTGCATTTCATCACTAAAAGTTGCTACCTTATCCAATCCATCTCTTACTTTCTCTAAATGATTTACGACACTTTGCATTTCTGCAATATCTTTTACGCCTAAAAATGCCATTATTCCTGCTAACTCTTTATCATCTCCAGTTGCCATTAAGCCTTGTATGTACTCAATTTGATTGTTTAGTTTTTCTTGTTCAGGTATTGTATCTTCTACTAATTTTTTAAATGTCTGTTGGAATTCTATTAATCCAGTTATCTCACCTGCTACAAATTTATATTTTGGAGGTTCTTTTATATCTTCAATAAATAACTGTCTATCTAATTCCAGCATTTCTTGCATTGCATTTACATATAAATCATGGAATTTAATAAAATCTCTACTAGCTCCACCTCTGTCTCCAAATCTTCCTATCCTTCCTTTTGCTTCATCTGCATTTAATTTCGCTCTATCTGCAGCCTGTTTTAGACCTGCTCTTTTTTCGGTTAATGTTCCGTTTTGATCAACTCCCATATCTTCAAGAGTTCTTGTTCCGTTTGCAGCTCTCGTTGCTCTTGTCATAGAGTCTGCTAGTGAAGTTAATCTATCTGTCAATCCTTTTAAGAAATCTCCAAGACCTGATTTGAATAACTCATCTCCGAGTTGTTTAAATGCAATTACCATATTTGAAGTTTTAGTAGATAGATTGTCCATCTTAGAAGCCATAGCACCACCAAACTGTTCTTGTAGTCCTTCAGTTAATGCTGCTACCATTTTTGCTGCACCTTCTGCAGTTTTACCAAATTCAGCAATATCGTCTTTTCCGAGATTTAATTTTTGTCCTAGTATTCCTAAAACATCAATACCTTTATCAGAAATCATATTAAGCTCTTCAAGACCCATCCCACCTGATGCTGACCTTTGTGTCATTCTTACTAAGGCTTCAAAAGTTCCTAAAGAATCAACCGAAACAGAAGCTGTATCTGCAAAAGTTTGCAACATCTCCATGCTTGGTTCTATACCTGCTGACTTTAATTGTATAAATGCTTTAGTTGCATCTTCAATTTGGAATGGTGTTGTTTGTGCAAATTTTAAGACTTTAGCCATAGCAGCATCACCTGCTTCCATACTTCCAAAAACTTGATCTAATGAATCTTTTAAATCTTCAAACCCCATTCCTGCTTTTGCAATCTTACCTACAGTGACAGCAGCAACTGCTGCAACTGCAATAAAACCAACTAAAGCACCTTTCATTTTAGATATGCCACCTGCCATACCACCAAAAGCTGCTCCACCTGTAGCACCAGTTACTTTTAGTTTTCCTTCTACTTTTCTTAATTCTGCTTGAAGCTGTTTTGTATCAGCCTTAATACGGATTACAAGATTATCTATTTCGTTAGCCATTAGTCAGGATATAACTCCATCATTTCTTCTAGTGAATCCTTAGTCATTGGAGAAGAATCTTCAGATGAATTAAAGTTTTTAAAACCAGTAATTGCACGATACATTTCTTGAGGTGATAAATCCCAAAAATCATAAGGTCTCATTCCCATCATGCCAACACAAATTTCTAAATAATCTGCCCATTTGATTGGCTCTGAGTTCATGTTTCTACGACTTTTTTTTTATCTTCCTCATCTGAGTTGTTGTCGCTTAATGTTGCAACTAAGAGTTTAGCTACTTCTGTACAAGCTAAAACTATTCCTACATCTGAAATAATTAAGCCTATTTTTTTATCGTCAAAATCATTTCCACCACCTCTCATAGCATTACGCAATACTACGATAAGTGTTTTTATTCTTACTTTTGCATTAGCAATGTCTGTAGCTAATTCTAAGATTCCTGTATTAAGTTCATCTTCAATTCTACAAAGTGCATCTATATTCAACCTGCATTTATAAGTTTCTGAACCTAATTTTACTTCTACTTCACCCTTTAGTGGATTTGCCATCTGACTTTTCTCCTTTTGATTCACTTGCTTTTGCAAGTTTTATTTTAATAATATTGTCTCTGTGATCTACTATAGAAGACACGACTTGCATCTCCTTACCATTTACTTTAATTGTTTCTTTAATGTCTGCATTAGGCATCTGCAATATTTCGCCATTATACATAGCATGAATATCTTGGTTGCCTATCTTGACTATTACTTTTTCCCAACTCATAAGCTACTCCTTATTATGCTGCTGCGAATGTAATATATCCTGCTGATTCAAAAGACATTGAATAAGTTACTTCACCGTTGTATTCACCTGCGTACTCTAGACTAGTGATATTGAAAACACCAGTGTATGTTCCTAAGTTTGGAACTAAGAACTGGAATGTTTCAAATGCAGGAGTTTGAGAAGTTGAACCGTTAGTTGTGTTTTGCTGTGCTTGATAAGAAGTTCTTAATGCAACTTCTGATGCAGCGTCTGTAAAAACTCCTGAACCACTTATTGCTACACTATTTACTCCACCACCAGCTAATAAAGTTCTAGTACCTTGATTGTCTTTATTAGTAACATCTAGTGACTCATCAGATAAACTGATTGATGATGATCTTAGTCCACCAATAGTAGTTTGAGTACCACTGATGTCCAACTTGATTAACATGTCTAAACCTTTCTGTGCTGCCATTTTTTTCTCCTAAAATTAGTTATCCTAATATTATTGCTTGGAATCGCATGACTCCATGACGAGTAACACCATCTGGGTCTCTCATTATGTCACTAAACTCAAATCTAAGATTTATTAAATTAAAACCAGTAACAGTTAAGTCTATATCATGAAGTAAATCATGTACTTTGTCCATTATTTGTTTAGTTTCTTTAGAGCCTTTATATTGCGACCAAATATGTATGTTGATTGTGTACTCACCACCTGTTAAATCTTTTGTTCCATAATCAATTACTGTTTCCTCTCCTAATGTAATAAATGGGTAAGTATTACCCTCTATTACTTCATCATAAACACCACATGATAATGTAGATGTTATAGCACTTACATTCAGTGCATTATATATAGAAGTCTGTAATGCGAATTGACCTATGCTCATTTTAGTATTCCTTTTTTAAACATAGCTTGTATTTTTTTTTTATTTTTTTTTAAGGCTGGGTGCATAAATGGTCTAGGTTGCATATTTATAGTACCAAATTCAAGAGCTTTTGAATAAGGAGCTGCTGATATTATAGTACCCTCTACACTTCCATTATTACTTGAAGTAACATTCATACTTATCTGACTTACTAAAAAACCAGTATCATTAGCAGGTGGGTCTTTAGGAGAAGAAGCCCTGTGAGTTCTTCTTGGTTGATATTTAGAATAAGATATCCCAGTACCACCAGCCATGATGCTTTCTTTAGCAGTATTCATAACCAAATTAGTTCCTCTTGTGACAATTTTTTTTAATTTATTGTCATGCAGGTGTTTATTTAGTTTTTTATTAAATGCTTTAAGATTAGTAATCTTTAAATCAATACTCATATTGCTACGCCTTCGTCACATAACAAAGTTAGGAATCTGCTTCTTTCATCTACATTAATAATGCCTTTGACATCAAAAAGTCTTGTACCGTAAGAGATTCTGCTATTTGTAGATATATTCTTCATGAAACGAATTGTGACTTCGTGTGAGACCTTCTCTTGAACCATACCTTGCCTATACGAGCTGTTAGCACTTTTAGGTCTTATATCAGCATACATGAAAGATACTGTTGTATATGCCTGTGATAAACCACCACCTGTATCTCTTGTGTTAGTAGCGTTTTCTACCTTCACCCTATATCGCATCTTGCCGATACTATTAGCCATTATTTAACCTAGAGCCATTAATGAAGATGAGCCTAGACCTTTGTGAACTACATAAGGGGAATATAATGATCTTAACATTGGGGGATATCCAACTTTAGAATCATACATATCACCTCTATGCTCATAGAGATATGCAATATGCTGAAGCATCCCTAACCTTAAAGGTTCAGGAACATTGTATTGAGATGTGTAACCGACTACATATTTAACTTCAATTGCATTAGCAACTCTCAAAGCTGTAGGGAATGTTTGACCTGTTCTTAAAACTATTCTAGATGGTTCTCTTACGT